ACTCCGATCCAACTAGACATTGGGCTATGCGGGATTTGGAAGAAGCTATGCGGGAACACCCGTTAATCAAGCAGGTTCAGCCTCGACTTGGAAAATCAACTATTCACCTAGATTGGTTGGCTGTTAAAAATGAACTTGCCGAAAAACGAAAGGAACTTGCTGGCGAGTACATTGATCATCATCTGCAAATCTCCGAATTCTTCATCCAAGATATGATGCAAGAATACGAAGAAATCAATTCTATCAATCTTGATGAAATCAAAGACCCTGATATTCGAGCGCAAATCGTTCTGCAACGCATGGCTGAAAAGGACAGAATTATTAAGGCCGTTGACCGAATGATGAAGCGTCAATCAACGCTGGTTCCTATTGATGTGCCCAAGAAGCTGGAAATTGATGACCAAAAACGAATTACTTTCAATGTAGAGCGTTTCTTGGACATGAACAAACAGGCAGAGCAATTCTTGGGCGATGGCATCGAAGAAGGCGAATACGTTGACGCTGATGATGATTAAGCTATACCCAATCCCCAACTATACGGCTTTGCGTAATGCGTATCTATGCAAACGGATAAAATGCTTCCCTTTCCATTTGCCAATTTGCGAAACTTGACATAAACAGTCATGCCCCATACTGGAATCTCTACGCTTCCAGTTGCAACAACTGGGATGTATCTATCTCGCTTGTAACTACCATCGTATGTAATCGCCGACATAAGCGGGAGAATAAGTACAAGTAGCCACGGTGTTTTTGCGATAGCTTGCAGAATCGGCCAACCAGCCGCCATTACCCTGCCCATTCGTTTCATATCTTCTCTGCCCATTACAACAATACCTCAAGTACCTGACCCGCCGTTTGATTATCTTTATTCTCAATAGACTTTAAGACGATGTATGCCGCAACTTCTCGCCAACGCTTTGCCTGAAATTTATCACCAGTACGCAAATTATACGCTGCTTTAAGTTTGCCTGTTGATCCTTGAACGCGAAACAGGGTCCAGGGAGTGTCTTTTACGGCTGGCTCAAGATGAAATCGCCGCAATGGTTTGTTTTGTTTAACTCGTTCTAGAATCCGTTTAACTGACATAATGTTTTCCTTTCTTTAGTCCCAAAGAGACATGTAGTATTTCCCAAATAGATCGAAGCCTTGCTGGATTTGGTTCATATATGCTTTATACTCTTCATTGTTATTCAAAGCAAGTCCATAACATCCTTCGTATTCATTTTTGGCTTGCTCAAATGACCAAATCATTTTGTCAAGGATTCCTTGCCATTCTTCAAACGAATTTAGGGTTGCCGGGTATCCATGACTATCTTCTTTTAATTGCTTGAGCATCGGAACGATCAATAGAGACAAGGTGTAATCCATACTCCACGTATCCCATTTGTCGATCTGAATCGATTCTAATGCATTTTCGTCACTTGGGTTCGGTAAATTAACTTTCATACGCCCATATTAACCGTGCCGAGCTATTGTGAAAATGGTATTATTGTACTATAATGGTCAATGATTATGTCTACTAAGCTAAAATTGCCCCCAATGCGTCCTGCTGGCGATCCTGATGAATACTCAGAGGAGCAAATCGTTGCTGAGTATCACAAGGTTGTCCGTAGAGGTGACGTTCGTGCCCTGCTTTACTTTATTATTAATTATGTAAAGATATACTCGAATGACGATCAGGGGTGGATACCGTTTGTGCTGTGGGATACCGATACTGGTGAGTATGATAATCAGTTAACCCTCGCACAAAAGGTGATGAATGAACAATATTTGGCAATCTTAAAGGCTAGGCAAGTTGGGATAACTTGGGAAATATTGGCGTATATACTCTGGATGGTTTTGTTTTTTCCAACCCAAAATGTCTTGTTACTGTCTAAAGGCGACGAGGAATCTCAGCAGTTAATTAAGCGCCTTAAAGACATGTACGCAAGATTGCCTTATTGGATGAGAGCGAAAGATGTAATCACCGATAACCTTCATGAGTTAAGATTGTCAAATGGTTCTTTTGTGAAATCTGTATCAACTCGTGGTGGTGATTCTATGACATTTACCATCGCTGTGGTTGACGAGGCTGACTTGGTATGGCGGTCTAATACATCATTGGCGCAGGTGCTATTGAATATTTCGCCTACAGTTGGTTTGAAGGGGAAGTTGATTCTTCTGTCAAAATCAGAAAAGGCTAGACCAAACAGTACGTTTAAAAATTTATATCGGGGCGCAATTGAAGGAACCAATCAATACACAGGCGTATTCATCCCCTGGTATGTTAACCCTGAACGTAATCCGACTTGGTACGAACAGCAGAAGCAGGTGTCGTTGGATATTGACAATACACTAGATAATCTGTGGGAATCATATCCAGCGAACCCAGAAGAAGCACTTGCGCCAAAGTCTGCATCAAAAAGATTACCATTTGCATGGCTAAGGAATTCTTATGTAAAGATACAGCCAAAATATATCATTAAAAAGACAATAGAAACTAACCTGGAAGGTTATGACGGGCCTGTTATTGATGGTTTGGTTATTTACAAAACGCCGCATCCTGAAAAGAAATACGTATTAGGTGCTGACCCTGCGGAGGGGTTGCCTACATCTGATGATTCGGCGATTGTGGTAATGGATATAGAGACACAAGAGGAGGTGGCGACATATGCGGAAAAGACTGACCCAGAGTCATTCGCGGTAGTCATTGATCAAATCGGAACATACTATAACAAAGCCAAAGTGCTGTACGAACTAAACAATCATGGTGGCCTATTGGGTAAGTCATTAAGAGAAGTTAGCAACCTGACCAGATTGAAGGGGTGGATGCCAACGAAAGGCAAGGTACAACAACGAGAGGGCTGGTACAATGCTAACAAGGCGATTAAGACCATGCTGTATGATACTGTGGCACAACAGTTCCGAAACAACATGTGCGAACTGCATAGTCCAAAGACCCATTCTCAACTATCGTCTATTGACCAGAACACGCTCAAAGCCCCACCGGGCGAGAATGACGACTTAGCAACGGCATTTGCATTATGTATAGCAGCAATTAATTTATGCATTACAAGTTTTTCATGGGATACAATAAAAATCAGATAGCAACCGAGGAGGTTGGAGATGGCAGATAGTGTAATTGACAACGTATCAGGATGGATGGTAGATAGATATGCTTATGTAAAGGCAAGGTTGAAAAAAACGGCCCCTGGATATATTGGGGCAGAAGTATCCGCTCAAAAGATGGGATTATACAGTTCTTCTGATGAGTTCAATCAATGGCTTAGTGGATTAAGTCAAGAAAAATTACAGAAATTATATTTAACAATCTCGTGGATTTATTCTAGCATAGAAATCATTGCGAGAGAAACTTCATCGACCCCCGCGCATGTGCGACAACGGATTAATGACAGAAAAAGCGTTGATGTCTCTCGTCATCCGTTCGAACTGTTAATAGAGCATCCGAATGATTTTATGACAAAGACGTTTTTGATGAGATATACTATTTATTGGCTGTCTTTGTCAGATCGTGGTGCATTCTGGTTTCTCGCTCCTGATGCAGATGACGAAAATAAAATAAATGAGATTTGGCCGATTCATTCTGAAAAAATCGAACCAATCAAAGATGCAAATCATTATGTAAAACACTTCCGGTATACCACGGGGCACGAAGAGAGCCGGAAGTCGTACAAGATACCTGCCAAATACATTATTTGGTTCCGCTATCCCGACCCGATGGACTACTGGGCTTCGTTACCGCCATTGAGAGCCGCATTGTTGCCGGGGGAAATCGACCTAGCAATTTCGGGCAATCAAAAGAAATTTTATACAGAGGGACGGGGATTGCCCTTGTCTCTTGTCTCTCTCGACCCATCTATTTCCGATCCTGATTTCGAAGCGGTAAAGGCAGACATTAAATCAGACTGGTCCAACTCTGGTGCATCTATTGCCGTTGCTCGTGGTGGGATGTTCGATGTCAAGTCGCTTGGTTTTACACAAAAAGACTTAGAGATTATCGCATCCCAAGAAATGACACGAGACAGAATCAGCACAATATTCTTTGGTTATCCCATTCTTACTTCGAACCTTGTGTCAGGGGAAGGTCTAAAGCAGATTGACAAATGGATTAAGGAAAAAACTGTTTATCCATTGCATGTGTTGATGGCTGAACAAATCACGCTTCAAGGACTTCATCCGTTTTTCGACCAAGACTTGTCATTTGTGTTTGACGATGTGAGAACAGCAGACCGCGCCTTGACAATTCAGGAGAAGAACATTGACTCTCGCTGGATGACGGTCAATCAAATGAGAGCAAAGTCGGGCGATGATGACATTGATATTCCTCAATTGCCGGGATACGGCGATTTGCCAGTTGGGTTAGCGAACAACCCTTCATTTGTCAGTTTGATATACGGGCTTAATATGTCTGCCGCTGTTGGAGCAGACGAGGATGGGATTGATGGCGGGAAAGTGGAGAACGCTCCAGAAGTAGGAAATTTGCCACAATCTCAGGACTCGCTATCTGTTACCAACCAATTAGCTCGTGGCGACACTAGACCGTCTAGAATGGTTGAAAATATTCGTTCTTTCGATGCTATTTATAAGGAAGCGTTTAAGGGTGAGTTGAAAAAGATGAAAACTGTATATCGCCGTGGACTAGAAAGAGAAGGAAACCCATTAAACCGGGACTTCGCGAGTGATATTATTGATGATGAAATGATGGATGCCATTAAAAGCGACATTAAGGATATTTCAGATGTCGATGTGCTGAATGAATATTTTTCCGAATTGATTGAGGGTATTGATGATACAAGCGGAATCTAAAGATATAGATAGTACAATCAAAGCCCTTCAAGAAGGTAGGAGAAGGTTTTTGACTGATATGCGATCTGCCTTGCTGGACCGCATGAATGCTGCTGTAGAGAAGCTGTCCACTTATCCCCCAGAAACAAAGGGAAATCAGCCTCCACCGCCGTACTGGGCAAGAGGGAAGGGGCGTGTTCATGCTAATGGAGATATTAATCCTGTATCACAGCAATATACACAAAGCTGGATGGTCACGGATCGCATGTCAGACAACGATGTAACAGTAATGGCGCAAACTGATGTGACTTATGCCCCGTGGGTTGTTGGAACGAAACAGCAGGCGTGGTTTCATGGTCAAAATGACTGGCCTACTGTTCGTGGCGCGTTACAAGAAGTTGGATTGAACGGCGCGGATGAATTAGTTAACGGGGAAATAACCCCGCCTCAAGTATTACAACAACGAATAGCGCAAAGAGAGGCAGAAATTAATGCAAAAACTGGCTAATTTAGTTTGACATAAGCAAATAAAATGTTATAATGGTCATGACTCGCCAGGACGGGCAAAACCTTTTTGTTAGTCCTTGTTTCTCTGGCGAGTCATGAGGACTTTTTTTATGTCAAATGACCAATTAATTACATTAAGCAATCTGAAAATCGGGCACGGCGTTTCTTACGCCATTTTTCATAAACTTGATGACGATCTTGGAATAGAATTTGTTCGTGGAGTACTGCCATTCTGGTTGGTTTCTGACGAATTTCTTGCTGAAACGAATTGTGGCGCAAATGGAATTTCCTCTGTTTTCGAAAATGGATTTTCGTTATTTGACGAAGTTCATTTCGAGAGAATACCCACAGAATCACCCTCAGACGGCACTTCGCTATTTGTTTGCCTAGCCCCAGACATGCTTGACTCTTACATTCTAGCAATTGATTATTTTAAAGAGGAATAAATATGGATTTAACAAAACTCCCCAATCATTTACAAGAAAAACTTTCAGAAACCGTTGTACTCAAATGGCTTTATGGCATCCCCATGACGATGGATGAAGCGAGGCTTTGGTCCAGCTTATTGGAAACGCAAGCTCCGATTATCCAGCCTGTAAATCAAGACGAATATCACCAATGGGCTGACAGCGTAAAAGCAATGCTACAAAGGGTGTATCTCAATGCTAAGTAGCGGCAGTCTCGCATCAAGTGTGAAGATACTTTGTGGACATTGTACTACACCAATTGCTGACTTCTTTATGGGAACAAGTGGGGCATCATTGATGATTATTGCGAGACATCACGGCGAAAAACACGCAACACTTATCCCCCTAACCACTTTGGCTAGTTATATGCTATAGGATGAAATGAAATGAATAGCAAAATTACTCCATTGGATTTGGCAATTCTGTTCCATAACACTTACGAGTCGCTTGCTCCTCAGTTTGGATACGAAACCAGACTTGATACAAGACAATTTGACGAACACACATCAAATGGCAAGTTGATGATCGCTGTCTGTGACATTGTTCTTAAAAAATTATCTGAATGAAAATAAAAGCAACAGTATCAACAAACAAGCCTGACTTGTATGGCAATATAATGTCAGATGAGACATTGAAAGAAATTGTTTCCTTCGTGCTAAAACATTCTCCTGTTTCGTTATACGAGAACTCTCTAGGAAAATTACAAGGGGCAATCGATTCTGCCATTTTCAATGATGGGCGTGTATCAGTAACGGGATGGATCGAGAATGCAGCGATAGAATCATTAATTAAAAAAAATATACTCTCGATTGTTCCTACATATGAGCCAGTTTATCAAAAAGGCGGCGATGAATTTGCATGGAAATTAAAGCACTTTTCGATTACACATCTTCCAATTGAGCATGAAATTGGCCCGGTGACTGAAATAAAATGAAAATAACCCTTTTTGCTGACAGCCGCTATAGAGACTCGTTCGGGCTGGCTGCTACTAAATATTGGCTAAACAAGTTATCCCCCAATGCGGAGGTTTTTGTCACATCATTTGATTTGTGGCAACACAATCTGAGTCTTGTCAAACCAGATGTAGTCGTTCTTAATCATGCGTTTGGCGCTAGAAATGAAGCAATCCTGCGTTGGGCGAATCAAAATGGCGCAACGTCATATTTGATGTTTACTGAGGGACGACCAAATACAGAAGAACAAGTTGAATGGTATTTATCACAACGTGGTAAAGCAGATTATGTATTGGCATGGTCTAGCTGGCTAGGCGATATGTTTGATAATGCCATTGTAACCGGTTGCCCAAGATTTGATATTTATCAATATCCATACAACAAGTTAATCGAGCCAAGACAATTTGTATTAGATAAATACGGATTGAATCCCCACAAAGGAACATTATTAGTCACAACATCGTTTCCGCAGGCCAAGTTTTCTTATCAAGGGGTATCTTTCAATGAGCAAGACTGGAAAGACCTAAAAGTAACAAGCATTTCAGATCGCAAGAACCCAACAGAATTTGCAAAACAAGAAAAGAGGGCGCAGCACTTGTTTAAGACTCAATTGACGGGCTACGTTGAGGCGTCCACTGTTAGCGATTGGAATATTGTTATCAAGCCACATCCGATGGAACCGGCGAAGGAGTGGGAAAGATATTGTGACGAAAATAGCTTCACTCTCGCTCCTGCCGATTATGTGTTTAATGCATTATCGGCAGCAGACTTCGTTATTAATCGCGCAGGATGCTTGACAACTCAAGACGCATGGCTGGCTGTTATTGGAAAACCTGTAATCCAACTAAATCCAAACAATCAAGAATTAACAGGATCGTCACTGGAAGCATTTGGGATTGACAGTGATGAGATTGACAAAAAGCGCAAATTCTTGAATAAATACGGGTTCTCGTTCCAAAATTCATCTAGGAAAGTTGCTGAAACTATTTTAGAGACAGCTAAACCGGCAAATGTTGACCGCAGTATTGTTGACCGTATCAAGTGGCAAAAAGCACAAACGGAGTATGACAATAGTCATGTGTACCCAGACCTGTCATCCATGCATCCCGTTAAGGCTATTACTAGCAATGTAATTAAGAATTGGGAAACAAAGATAGCAGAGGTGTTATCGTGAAAACAGCCTTTGTAATTACTAAAACCTCAGAACTTCTTCTGCATACACTTGTTTCCAAAATGGAAACAGGTTGGGTTGATGTGTACACGAATAATGAGGAAACAGTTGGTCAAATCGAACAGCTTGGCATTGAGTGTATTTATCTACCACCTGTATACAGTGAATCGAAGGTAAATAGAGATAGGCGGTTTAACGAGCTATTTATGCCTGGGCTGATTGATGGAAGTTTTTCTAATGACAACTTCCCCATGTGGCAATCATTAAGCTTGGATAGATATAAATTTTGGTTCGATGACGGATATGAGACTTACAATTGGTTGCCCAAGTACAATGTTTGTTATGTCTCGCTTGATGTCCATTCTGTATTCCCGTGGATTATCGAATGTGACAAACGAGTTGGTATCAAAATCGGCGATCTGACTGATAAAACGATGACTCAGTTCTTGCTTATTTCTGACAGAATGCTGCAAGAAATCATTGTTTCCTTTGATGACGAACTGGAATATTTGCCCTGGAAGAAATCGTTCGGATTAGAGCGACCTGTTTATCAAAAAGTTGACAATACTCAATTAAAAAATCAATATTCGTATGGTTTGCCTATTATTGGAATAATTTTCGACAAACAAAACGATTGGCAGTACCGAAAATTAATCAAACAAATGGTAGACGGAGATTTGTCACCAGAACGGGTATATTTAGTAGCAATTCCAATTGACGAACGATCCCGGCAATTGTTCCCATTATACACTAATGGAGAGCTAGAACTGCAATCAATTAATATGCTGAAATACTGCGACACCATTGTTGACTTTAAATTCAGAGAAAAAATGTGGCGCAACTACCCTGATGCATATCATGTGTTGGATTTTGGCGATGTTAATATAGTGCAGCACATCAAAAAAATTACTAACTACGATTTTAAGGTGGCAAATGAAAGTTCAGATATTTTCCGGTAGAGTCCATCATTGGATTAAACTGAAAAACTTGTATGAAGGATTGGAATCAAATGGACATGATGTTGAATTTTTAATTACCAACAATGCCATTAATATTGACCCGCCTGCCGAATATATGTTTCATTCTGGATTCAAATATAATCACGTGTATGATTATGTAAACAGCGTTAAAAACTCTTATTTTCATGCACCAGAAACCGTATCAAAGTATATTCCCCCGTTCTGGCAAGTCTATTCGCAGCGAGAACTGTTCGAGTTCGCCAATGGCGTTCAAAATATATGGAAGCAGAATGGCAAACCGGATGTTGTTCTAATTCTCCACGCCAATAATTTCTGGACAAAGATGTTGGCTTATTTATGTCAACAAAACGGAATTGCCGTTTATGCCTTTCAAGAGGGGTTATTGCGAAAGCGAGATCAGCAGACATTGAACAAGCAGGCGTCATCTGCTGATTACTGCAATGGCATTTTTGTTTGGTCAGAAAACGAACGGCAACAATACATCGAAGCTGGAATTGACGAATCTCAAATTATTGTATCTGGACCAGTTCACTTAGATAGAAAATATCACCCGCAGCGCATAACTGGTAAAAAGCCGATGGTACTATTGGCAATCCCATCTGTTAACGAGTATATTGGTGATTGGCAAAAAGATGTAAAAGCTATAGCTAACTATTGCCAAAATAATGGATTTGAATTAATGTTTAGGCCACATCCATTTGAGAAGCATCTTGTTTCACACTTGCCATCTGACGTTGCATACGATGTCAACGATGATGCGTTGCCAGTTTTGGTCAATGCTAGATTAGTTTTGGGACAACACTCTACAATCGTCTTAGAGGCCGTCTTATTGGGCATCCCGGCTATGGAGTACAATTTCTCAGGAAAAACGCTTACAGAGCCACTGAGCAGTCTAGGGCTGGCTGATTACATTGGTTCCATTGACGATTTGAGCAAAATAGAAGGCAGTATTAGATATGGCAAGTCTGATGTTAATGTGAGTGCATTAAACTCGTTTAGAGTACCATTGGATAATGTTGTAAAATCAATTGTTGAATATCTGGAAAGCAAGCATGATTAGTATTATCATTCCACATAAAAACCGTCATTCATTGTTGTATATGGTGTTGGACAAATTAAACGAACAAACCATCTTTGACTTCGAGACTATTGTTGTTGATGATGGTTCTGATATTTTTGTCAAAGACTGGATTGGTGTATTGTTTCCAGACTTCGCGCCAAAATATGAATTGATGTTTGTTCGCAATCCGGGCAAGGGGCCAAACGCGGCAAGGAATCATGGTGTATCCTTAGCCAAGTACGACAACATTGTAATTTCCGGTTCTGACACTATTCCATCTCGTTCGTTCGTTATGCAGCATATTCTCGAATTGAAACGGGATAGCGACAAGATTATTCAGGGATACACCCCATTTCACCCTCAAGTCATGGATACGGAATTCATGGTATGGCTAAACAATTCTGGCATCCAGGCGAATTGGTCTGCGCTACAAACAGAAAGCGGATGGCGCAGAGATGCAGATGGCTTTTGTTTAACCACAAATCTATCAATGACCAAGCAAGTGTTTGAAAACACTGGCGGGTTGTCGGAGGGTTTCCCCGGTGCAGCGTGGGACGACATTGAATTTGGGATTAGGGCAAGAAAGCTTGGTGTGCAAACCATTTTCTCTCCACGGGCAATTAATTTTCATTATCATAAATACAACATCTCGCAATTTGCGAACCGTCAGATCATGGAAGGGAAAAACAGGATTTATCTGTGTTATGCCCATCCCGAAATGGCAATGCAACTGATGGATATTAACGCCATCAAAACGGCAGAAGAACAATCATTAGACGAATGGTTGCATCAAGCAGTTGAGCTAAGTTATATCAACGGTTGTCACGAAGAAAAGGATCGTGTGTGGCGCGGTGTGCTGCAACTCGCGTCGTTCAAGGGGGTCGTCGAGTCACTCGAACCACATCCTGTCTTACGGCTCATTAAGTTGTTAGCTAATCAAGAATCTGTTGTTTACCTATTTGCGTTGCTTAAGGCACACAAGGATGGTAACACAGGATATGTTGACCATTGTCTAGGATGGCTTTCCGAGAAGGAACCGGTATGGGTATCAGAATTAATTGCAGGCGAAATTGCATTAATGGATAAAAACAATACAGAAGCAATAATCCATTTTAACAATAGTTTAACTAATAAGTATAATGTATATGCAGAAAAGAGGCTAAAATGACACTAAGAAACGGAATTTTTTATGTTGATTCGAACCCAATGATGAACGGGTTTTCGTTTTATCTAAGAACAACAGAGCCGTATGGGGAGAGGTTTTCTATGGCCCTCCCCCTTGTTATGGAAGAAAAAGAACCAGAGGAAGCGGCGTATGTGCAAGACCCGTTTATGACAATCTCTAGAGAGATGACACAAAAATTGATGAATGAATTGTGGCGAAACGGGTTTCGCCCTGACAAATACGAGGCTGACACTGGCGCACTAGAACAAGCTAGATTCCATTTGGATGACTTGAGAACAATTTTGTTTAATCAACTTGGGATTGAAAAAGGAAAGAAATAGCATGATTAATCCGATGAATGGTTATATTGTATTGCAAAGAATCACAGACCAAGAACAACGTCTTCCGTCTGGTGTTATTGTCGTGGGGCAAAGAATAAGCAAAAACCCGTTGGTAAAGGGCATTCATGCAGACGGCACTATCTATTTGTATGAAGAATCAGATGCAAAAACAGCATTTAGCGATGGCGTTTTGTACGATCTTGTGCGCGAATCAGATATTACCGGAACTGAATACTAATGCACCTTCTCCATTTTGTTTCTGACCAATTCAATGAATATAACAGTAGCAATTTTCGCGTAACGATTATTGCTACTGCATTGCGCAATGCTGGTCATAAAGTAACAATTTTACCGATTAAAGACTGGCTTACCCAATCATCAAGGGGAAAACTGGCCTGCTCTTTGGCCGATATTATTATTATCCAGCGGGTGATGGTACAAGAATCTGTACAACATGCACAAATGTGGATACAGAATGGCAAAAAAGTCATCCTTGATTTTGATGATGCTTACGATTTGATTGGCGAAGAGAACTCTGCGTATAATTTTTGGGGCAAGGGCGTTGTTGAAATCTTTCTCCCCAATGGCACGAAATACGAACGGGCAATGGAGACACATCCAGTAGACCTGCTCAAACGAGGAATGTCGTATCTATCTGGTGCAACTATGCCGTCGCCTCTTCTGGCAAAAGATTGGTCGAAATACACAAAATGCCATTATCTTCCAAACTATCTTGATGGCAATGTGTACAATATTCCACGAGGAAAAACTGGCAAAATAATCCTTGGTTGGGGCGGATCAATGAGTCATCTGACCTCGTGGTCTGGTTCGGGAATAGACAAAGCTCTGGCGAATATCGTTAACAAACGGAATGACGTTAAATTATTAATTGTTGGCGATAAGCGGGTTGTAAAACAAATATCTGGTATCATCGACCCGGCGAAAACGGAGTATTTGCCTTATGTGACGTATATGGATTGGCCTATGGTTCTGGCAAAGAAGTTTGACATTGGACTTGCCCCTCTCGCTGGTCCATACGATTGTCGCAGAAGTCGCTTAAAGGTTATGGAATATATTGCAACGGGAATTCCATTTGTTGCGACTAGGGCCATGCCGTATTTTGAACTATACGATGAAATAGACAATAGCTTTGTTCCTCAAGGTGATGTGACAAAGGCGGATGAGCCAAATGCACAGGAGTGGGAACAATTGCTAAATGATAAAATAAACAATTTTCACAATGAGCAAGAACTTGCCATAGAAAGAAAAAAAGAATGGGAGCAATGGTACGATGTCAATAGAAATATTTCCGAAATCATCGGCAAATACAATTTGGTATAATGATACCAAAACATATTATATTTCGTCTTCTGCGAATACAATAGCTTGGTATAGCCAAGAAGCGAATCCATTTGAAAACAAAGTGATTCTTGTAACTGGCGGAACTGGATTCATAGGTTCGTCATTCTGCCGAAAGTTCCTTGATATGGGTGCGAAAAAAGTTATTTCGTTTTCTCGTAGATGGAACGACTCTGAAAAGCTGAAAAACAAACTGGGTAACGACCCGCGTTTGCGCTGTGTCAATGGGGATATTGTCGATTATCAATCGCTTTTGTATGCAACAAAAGGCGTTGATTATATCTTACACACGGCAGCATATAAGGCTGTTGATAGCGCGGAATACAATTCTCAAGAGTGTACGCGAGTTAACGTTATTGGCTCTATTAATATTATTAACGCAGCGATCGAAAACAATGTTAGGGGTGTATTCGGGATTTCAACAGACAAGGCATGTGCGCCAATCAACACTTATGGTCGCACAAAAGCCCTGATGGAAAGCCTGCTCATCAATGCCAATTCATTGGGGAAAACAATGTTCTCCGTTGCAAGATATGCCAATGTAGCCGGTTCATCTGGTTCTGTTATTCATAAGTTTGCAGAATCAATCACCGAAGACATGGTAGCTAATGTTACCGATCCTGACATGACACGATTTTATTTCACCGAACATTACGCGATTGAATTTGTGTATAGTTCGTTTTTGGATATGATAGAGTCAGAAGAACGGGGCTTGGTTTATATCCCGAAGATGAAATCAACTACTGCACCGGAATTAGCACAGGCAATTACCAATTATTTATGGGGTGCAGACAAAGATGTTTCGCCTAAAATAAATATCATTGGCGTTCGCCCCGGTGAAAAAATGCATGAATCAATGATTGATAAAGCAGAAGTTGCGAATGATATTGGTGACAGATATGTTATTTATCCGCCCGTTTGCCATTGGGATGCACATCAAGCAAGGAGGGGCGAACAGTTAGAACCAGGAACGGAATATACATCATTCAACACAGAAAGATTTGATGAAAAAGAACTGCAAGAACTGATTAAGGCGGTATTCAATTAGGACTATTCTACTATATTATGACAAATAGATATGAGGTAAAATATGTATATTGTTAAGCACAAAAATCCAAAGCACCCAGACATCGTTTCTGGGAAAGAATGGGCAATTGATGGGGTTGGCGAAAACTGGACAAAGCATGATGCAGAGCAGTTCGCACTAAGAGCCATGTATGTTGCCAGAAAAATCGAACATGTTATCGAGGAGCTAAATGAAACGGAACCGGAAAATAAGAGTCGTAAGCGAAAAGTTCATTCCGTACAATCAACCGGTAATTACGACGAAGGACAAGAGAGCGGTATTGAGAGTTCTGAGTAGTGATTGGATTGCTGGAAACGGCGAAACAGTTGAAGAATTCGAGGCATCAATTGCGGCATACACAGGATACAAACACGCAATTGCTGTCAATTCAGCCACAAGCGGTTTGTTTGTGGCTTATTCTGTTGTATTCCCATATATCGGCATCCCAAAAGGACAACCCCTATCTATGCCTGCGAACACCTTTGTGGCGACGGCAAATATGGCACTTGCTGCTGGATATGCGGTTAAGCTAGTAGATACAGACGAAGATGGCGTTCTCCGTGATAGAATTACCCATGTGTCAGTAACGTATTCTGGGAATCCCGAACCACAAGGAATTGTAGGGGATGACGCACATTATGTCATGCGAAGTATGGCACACCGCTCTCAGTTGGTGTCTGTGCTATCGACACATGCGATTAAGCCAATTACAACAGGGGAAGGCGGAGTAATCCTGACCAACGATTCAGTACTTCATGAAAGAATGCGAAAGCTTGTCGATCATGGGCGTTCCAAAGATGGGTTTGGGTTTGGATACAATTTCAGAATGCCTGCTATCAATGCTGCTCTTGGAATATCGCAACTCGCGGCAATGGATGAAAATCTAGAAACTAGAAAAGCGATTGCGTCAATGTATCACGTTCGATTACAAGATACCCCCATCAAACACCCAGAATGGAGCGATGATCATTGTTGGCACTTGTATCCAATTCGGGTGGAAAATCAAGCGGTACGAGACAAGCTGCGCCAATTCCTTTTTGACAACAACATTGGAACACAAGTAAATTATACTTCATTGGATACGTATGGTCATCTTGGAGAATCAGAGTACCAACAAAATGCTCGTGAATATGCCAGATATTCTCTGTCCATTCCCATGTCTGCGGCGATGTCACAGGATGAAGCACAATATGTAATTGACACCATTAAGGAATTCTATGATGCATAACAAAGCAGAAATCAAAACACTAGCAATTATCCCTGCTCGATCTAATAGCAAACGGGTTCCTGGCAAAAACCTAAAAAAACTTGGACAAACGCCGCTATTTGTGTATACGTTGCTTGCCGCACTCCAATGTGACGAAGTCGATCTGGTTTGTTTAACCACTGAATCAAACGATATTGAAGAAGTGGCAATCAGGTACGCAAAACAAATCGGCAAACTTGACAAACTTGATATTGTTCATCGTGCCATGTATCTAACAATGGACCACGTTCAGCTAGACGAGGTTGTGACTGCTGCGTTGCGGCAGTATGAATTGAACGGATACAATATCGAAACAGTTGTGGTCTTGCAAGCAACAAGCCCGTTTAGGAATACTAATCATATTATTCAAGCCTTGCAACTGTTTAAGAATCTGAACAAAACAATTAACACCATTTTCACGGTAGAAATGGACAATGGTTTTCATTGGAATTGGGACCATGAAACAGGCGAATTCTCCCCTCTTGGTCACACACCAGAAAAACGACTTGGCGGTCAATGGGAATGGCAAAACCATAGCATCATGAAAGAGAATGGCGCGATGTATGTTACTCGCGCTGATGTTATGACCCATACGAAAGCATTCCGAAATGCACCATATTATCCCTTTGTCATGGATAGCAAATACTCTGTAGACATTGATTATCCAGAAGACTGGAATAAGGCAGAACAGCAGTTGGAAGCAATTATTGTGGAGATGGGCGAATGACAACGTTTACTTCATACTGGCAGAACTCAATTGATGGGATGTCTGTTCGTGGGCATCACGCCCGATTGGTTGCTATTGAAAACGCACTGGTCTCACGTGGATGGGAGAGAACAGACAACATGCAAGCCGATGTTGCTTTGTTTGATATTTTCAGTGAGGATTTTGGATTACAAATGGTTCGGTCGTCATCTGCAAAAATGAAAGTGTGGATTGGCAATCGAACTGCACAAAATATTGGTCGAATTCTAAACGAGGTGGATGTCTATGCAGACCAAGACTGGAACAATCCAAGCTCGTTCTCTGTAAACGATAAATTGTTTGTTTGCGCTCCAGTTGTGGATGAGCCATTCTTGAATAAAATGAAACTTGTCAAGACCAAGAAAAACAACACGACTCTGTTGATTCCAGGTGGAAATAAGAAAGGATTCTTTGACAAGTTATATCAGCGCGAAGATATTATAAAAGAACTTGATAACTCAGAATTCCATTTCCATGTTGCAGAAAACATGGATCGGTCAGAATTAATGCAAGAGGCGATGGCTGCACAAAGAGTTATTTGTACGCCATCGGTCGTTGCAATGGAAGTATCTACATTGGGCGTTTTGCCAGAATTAATTATCACTTCTGTTGACCAAGTTGGGAATTTCATGAATCAGCAAGCAATGATTCGAGGATTCGAGGGTGGACTTGGATACTTGGTTAGTCAAATTATTTCACACTACATGATTATGGAGCGAAAAAATGGTTGAGTATATTGCAGAAATTAGCAGTAATTTTGTGACAAATGGCAAGAGATCAAAAGATCGCGCCATGAAACTTATCGAAGCAGCAGCAAACAGTGGTGCTACCACGGTTAAGTTCCAGTTGCTTAAGGCAGAATTGTTGTATCGTAATCCAGATACAGTAAAGGCAGTTGAGAAAGCAGAATTACCAGAAGAATGGATTCCAGAACTGATTGCTTGTGCAGAGGAAAATGGAGTTGAATTTTTATGTTCGCCATTTTATCTGGACGCAGTTGACTTGCTGGAACACCACAATGTCGAACG